CAAAATTAAGAAAATAAAGGCTGTTTTACTTAGGTACGTATATGTTGTGGTTAGGTATAAGAGTGTATATATAGTAGTTACAAGCAAATACCTAACCTCATACTGACTAGAAGTAAATAAAATAGGGGAAAAAAGTTACAATTTGGGTGTCAACACTTTTTCTTGCTATAACTGGAATCTCAGCTGCACACCTTCCTATACCCTACCTATGGCCAATGTTGAAGCACCTTTTTTAGACAAAGATCTAACTCCTCAAGACCAAATAACCTTTGCAGTGGCTCTTCAAGCATCTATTAAAGAGATAGGAAAAGCACAATGTTGGTGCCTTAAAGAATACAACTCGCTTGCTCTCCAGGGTTTTAAAACTACTAAGGTAAATATTCCTCTCTATAAAAATAAGGATGCTAGACCTTTACTGCTAGCGATGATCGGAAGCTTTAGATCCGAAACAAAAAATATAATCGTTCGTAGATCAAGCTGTAAATCCAAATACTGTATTAATCCTACTCATTATTATTGGGGTACGCGATCTGATGTTGCATACGAGGAATCAAAACGTTCCTTCCCAATCTATACATCTCTTACTAAGGACTTAATAACTAAATTAAGACTTGAAAACGATGAAGGAATAAGTATTAAAGAATTAGCGAAAGTGTATAAAATTCCTTATCACACAGCCAGAAGAATCTGCAATAAAATAACGTATGAGGACGTTGCGGGAGATTTAAAACCTGATAGTTTTAATGAAGTATGGGAAAAGCTATTATTAACCTGCAAAACATTAACTCAATCCCATCCAACTGAAGTTAAAAATTTTCGCATTAACTATCTCATGAATGAAAGTAAAGTATGTCCTTGGCACCGACAGGGAGAATCAGGACATAAAGGAAACTTCGGCTTAATGGGTGAATGTCTAGATTGCATGGAAGAAATAAAAAAAGGACGATGTACAGTAGACGTTACGAACTTTGAATTTCAATCATTTTACTGGCAAGCAAAGACCTTCTGGGATCAGGTTGACATACAAGGAGAAGATGACTGTTGGTTATGGCAAGGCTCTACTAGAAAACACGGAACTGAGTCCACCGCTTATTTCCCTTCCCCCTTCCACGCAGCTAAAACTCAATCAGCATCAAGGGTAGCTTTTTGGCTCAGCCGTGGCTATACAGGAAGATACAGGATCTTTAGTAGACCTACATGCAAACCCTTTTGCTGTAACCCTACGCACCTTACAATCAGAGAACTGAAAAATTGCAAGCATCCAAATGAAATTAAGGACATCAGACTCACCCATGGAAACATCTTCCAGCACCACAAAGACAAAGCGACCAAAACTAGTGTCAAAAGAAAGTCGGGTAATGCCAAGTAATTATCATTTAGATGAAAAACAATATGCAGGTGTAGTAACACTAGGTAGTGAAATGCATTACACTGCTTGGTTTGACGTAGAGGATAAAGAAAGAGCTGAATGGGCTTTAAAACATTTAGAAATTGCATTAGACTATGAATCTTATCCAACAATGGAAGAAGAGAGCACAGGACCAGAAGGAGTTAAGGCTATGGCTGAACGAGTTAGAATAATGGATGAAAGATATAAAAAATCAGGCAGAGATGATCCCGATCACCCTATGCATGGTTTATACACTGGCTTAAAAGCAGAATATGAGCAGGTATCTGACGACAATCCCGAGTAATACAGGTTTCTATAACCTAGGTACAGTTCAAGCGTATCCTACTGGTGGTGCAGGGCCGACTGCCTATGGTCCTACATCATATTATGGTTCTGATCCACGACCAGCAGAAGATGGAGATAACTTAAATAATCCTATTGATTTAGGGGATTTCTCTTCTGTATTCCGTTCATTTACTATTAAGAATTCACATGGCGGTTTATCACGTAAACAGACGACTTTTTATAAAATAAAATTAGTAGAACCAAGATCTGTACAATTCACACAAGATCAATCTCAATTCTCTTATGAACAAAATACGAATAAAAATACATTATTAGCCTTTTATCGAATAACAGGAGATAAAAGAAGAGAAGAATTACCAATAAATGATGATGGTTATGTATATAACGAAGGAGCAATTGATTATACAGATGATGAAACTGATACCTCTCTTGGTGATTATCCAGTCACTAAATTAGATCGAGGAGAATATCTATTTTTAATTACAAATGATATACGCTATCTCGAGACAACTTATGCAATAAGCTTAAATGTCAACGTTTTGGACTGGGGTTATGTGTACAACAACCACGATCTAGCCATAAATTGGGGCTTGGTATCCCAAACTTACGACGAGATGCTGGATTTTGGAGAAGTTACTCGCTGATTATCTAATTATCTTAGGTGGTGAATCATCTATCTCAACCTTATCACTTCGTTCGTTCCATTTATCAATAACTGGATACCAATCACGCTCAGCCCAAGAAGGCTCTTCATAATCAGGATAAGAGAATTTTTCATCTTCTTTAGCCTTTTGTGCTAACCAATAAGCTTTCTGTGCAGCAGCTAAACGAGCTTCAGGTCCAGTAGCAGCAGCAGCTAATTGAGCACCACTAGCTTGTCCTGGTCTAATTCTTGCTTGTCTACTTGCGCTACCTGCAGTAGGAGCCGTAGTTAAAGCATTAATAACTGCTTGTGTACCAGCCATTCCACCAGGTTGCGTTTGTGATCCAAATCCAGGAGTACCTGGGAAAGAACTAGATCTATCTAATTGATTAGCTAACTCTGCATTCTGTAAATTAATAGCAGCATGGGACGACCTTATATTTCCTGGAGTTTCGCCAGCATCCCACCTTCTCTTTTCGATCGCTTCTTCTCGTGCATCTAAACGTCTCAAATAATCTGATGCGTCTTGATAACTCTCGGTAGGCGTCACATCCGTCACTATCTGTGGCGGTGGCGGAGGCGGCGGCATTATAATTGTTGGAGGTGGAGGAGACTTCCTTCCCATCTTGTCTATTTAAACTTAACTTCTATACTGATTCTATCTGTCACAAACTCATGTAAATGCTGAGCACCAATAACACCGACAGGCAAGAGAGCCAGAATCAAAATCAACTCAGCATAAGTAATGGGGCGGCGCATAACAAAGATTATCCTTATCTTACAGAGTTTAGCGACCTTATATCAAAACTGTCCATAGATAGATTACTAGAATTAATGACTCATCAACAGAAAATGTTCGCAAATGCACTGTGGGAAGCCGAAAATTACGGAGGATCAGAAGCAAAATGCGAAAAGAGATTAGAAGAACTCTATGGGCCTAAATGGTATGAGATAACGTCGATAGAAGATAATATGGCTAATAAAAAAGAGTATTATAGATTAGTTCTACGATCTGATCATAGGAAACAGTGGGACGATCGACGATTTTGGGGTAACATTTCAGAAGATAAAGATATCGAATGACAGTTATAAAAAATGAAGACTGGATAGAAGCTCTAAATCACACCGATTATGAGCCGATAGATGATGTAGATAACGTCTACCAGAGTTATCGATTTTGTGATCTCGATATAAATACAGTTACAGTCAAAAATTATGAGAAATTATTGGTCCCTTCGTTGATTGAACAAGTAGAAATGTTCATACCTCCTTCAGGTAGTTTTGAAAATGCAGATCTAAGACGTTATTTAGAACTCATTTGTAGTTATGAAACCAGTACAACCGATCTAATGCTAGGACTTTCGTTAGCCGATCAAATTCGACTAACTTTCAGTGACATGAGAACCAGTACTATCTGTGATAGGTATCCAGAAATAAATTTAGCTGAAAAACGTAGATATCGTTGCGTCGCAGAATACTTGATAAGACAAGGAGAATTAACGAAATTAAGAGATGAAAACGGAAAATTAATCAAAAAAATAGGAAATATGCAAAAAGCTGTAGTTTTATACCAACCTCTACCAAAATTATTAGAAACCTTAAAACGCTCTGGTTTAGGACATCTAATTAAATCCGTTCTTAAAAAGAAGGATGCTCCCAAAGAAGAATCTTGATAAACTTAGACAGTTAAAAAAAATCATGAGCAGACGAGACGAACTCCTAAAAAAACTTCTACGCACTGTAACTAGTGAGGATGAAGCAAAACTCCTTCAATTAACTATTGAGCGTATATGTGCAGACATGTGCGAATTCTACACAGAGTTCCATAAAAAAGAAGGAGCTGGCGCAATGGTATATGTACCAGACGCTCCAGAGAAAAAAAGTATGTTCTATCTGACTGTAGATCACTTAATAAATGCTCTTAATGACCTTAATAACAGGGGTATGGATGGCGTTGCAGACGTAATGCAGAAGGCAATAACAAGAGCTGAACAATTGGATCCTAAAAAAGAATCTCTTTTCATCATCCAAGATCAAGAAAAAATGCAACTTATTCACTATAAACATGACAGTGAAGGAGCTAATTTTATAAAAATGATGTGAAAAGAAGAAAACTTCGCTGGGCTGATTACAGGCTCGTCTTAGGCCGAATAAGTCATCTCAACCATGATTGGTTAACACCAGCAGAGTATTTACCTTATATCTACGCTTTATTAGGGGATATAGACCTAGATCCATGTTCTACCCACTCTGCAAATGCAGAGTTTCTTCGAGCAAAGAAAATATATAACCTAGAAGATGATGGATTAAATATTCAAGACCCGTGGACAGGAAAAGTCTATCTATTTCCTCCAACATTTGGTCGTTGCTCTTTTAGTAAAGAAAGAGGCACATGGCGATGGAGTGTAAAAGCAGGAGCAGCTTCAAAAGCCCCTTCAGTCATTTGGTTTAGACGTCTAATAAGAGAATGGAAACTTAGAAATATCCCAGAAGCCTTGTTTTATACGACTTATCCAGAAATGATGAGAATTTGTCCTGAAATGTGGGACTTTCCTGTATGTATACCTACTGATCGAGCGAATTTAATACACGGTAAAGGTCTATATACATTGAAATCTCCTATGTATTGGGGTTATTTCATATATCTACCAACTCTTGAATTTGGATTTGATCAAACCGAGAAATTTAAAGATATATTTTCTCATTTAGGAAAGATCATCTGCTAAATTGAAATTTTATAGCCCAATGGAAGATATGACAGGCACTCAAATTGAAATAGCGACTGTCTGTGATGATGTTAAAGAATTATTGCTATATAAAAACGGTAAATATGGTAATTCCGCATTAAAACCAGCTCGTATATTCAGTAAAGCAAATGCAGTTGAACAATTATTAGTAAGAATAGACGATAAATTGAACAGAATTCAAAAAGGAGCAGGGTTGATTGGAGAAGATGAAGACGTCATAATGGATTTGATTGGTTATTTAGTACTGCTTAAAATAGGTTTAAAGCACCAAGCAGAAGATCAAAAAGCTTTACCATCATGCAGTACGAAACCTTCATAGAGAACTACACTCCTGAACTCCAACTAATTGATGCACTCGATATGCTCAAACATTATGAAGCTGACGCGGCGGAGATCCTAGACCGCTGGGCTTCTGAGTCCAATAACGAAAAAACTGACGGATCGCTTCCCCAGAAGGATCCCAATCAAGAAGTTTTTTCTCAAGATATTCAATTGCTTTCAACTGATTGGGAGCCCCAGTATAAGTCTCAGGGAGATTTAATAAGCATCGCTTCGCCCGACAACGATGAGGAACAAGAGTGGGAATATCCTTATCCGCCGCAAAATAGGTATCGAGCTCAACACGACGTCTATCTCTCATCAGATCACCCCCTGACAGCCAAATATGATTGATATAAGGACTCCACTCCCGGATAATTTTAGTTTTACCAGCTGCTGAATTTATTAACTCAAGTAAACGACATGTCTTTAAAGAGGATACCCCAATACTGTGAGCAAAACTAAGAAGGGCAGCTTTTCGATTCGTATTTAAAGGAACTAAAACATATTGAGATACTAGATCAGAAAATTCTTTTAAATCTTCTTCAAGCTGTAAATCTATCTCTTCCTTTGTAGCTTTATCAGTAGAATTAAGCCAATGTTTATCTAATTTCTTACTCCCATATCCAATTCTCCAGATATTTTCACCATAATCCTTATAAGAAGCATAACGCCCCATACCAATATAAGTACGAGGCGCTGAATGAGCTTTTATTAAATTAATACCTTTTCTAGTTAAAAAAGGATGTTCCTTCCATCTAGTACGTTCTTTCTTTTTCTTATGGGACGACAACGCTACCGCTGTAACTAACACTAGAATAGCCGTCTAACTTGAGTAACACAATATAGTCCTTAGCTGCGTTAGTCACTGTTACACCTACCACACCTTTGCCTTTACCGTCTCTAGCAATATTTGCAAATTTTGAATAACCATTAGGAGCACTACCAGCGGTATAAGCATCCTCCTGGAAAATTTCCATACTATTAATAGAATTGCTGCGATCAAGAGTGACTTTAATGTCTCCTGTTCCACCTGGATTTACACGGAAACCTCTAACCGCTTCACCGGGATTAGCTGCAGCTGTCGATCCAAGATAAGTAATCTCAGATCCAGCGTCAACGCTTTGTGTATCTAAAGTGCCTTCAATAGTGCGAGTAGCCATGGTGTTTAAGAGATCTGTCCCATCGTGGAGATGTTGAATTTAATGTCGGCATCAATGCCGTGGTCTTTCATGATGTTAAAAAACATCTGTTTGTCTAATGCTTTCTGGTGGAGCATTTCAACGAAAGCTTCCTCTAAATCAGAGCGATCTAAAGATTGAATAGCTAATGAAGCTGCGTGAATTGAAAATTCAACGTCAACTGGAAGCTCTAATGCATCCATAAAAAGTTAGAACCTTATACATATATTACCAGCGCTGAACTGACGCTGCAATTCCTCGTCTAGAGCGACTACTACTAAGCTTTCTCTCACTACGTTTAAGGAGGAGCGTACTAATTCCGTAGCTCCCACCAAATAATACTAAAAAATTGAGAGCAATAAACTCCACTTGCACGTATAGTTACACTTATATATTGTAAGTGAACTCGAACTTAAGAATGAATATAGTTAAATTAACAGAATTAGCTAAAAACCTCACCAGAACAGCAATCTGTGGAGTCACAAAAAAACAGCTCTTAAAGAATTTTAAAGAAGCTTATGAATTAAGTGATATAGAAATCGAAAAAATACTCCAGATTTGTAATTTCAATAAAGAGCCAGACAAGATTGACTATGAATATTTCTATAACAATCCAATAGAACAAAAAGCAGAAAAAATTGAATACCCTTTCACTCAAATTTATGCCTATAAAAACTTTCTATCCGATCAAGAATGTTCAAAACTTATTGAATGTATCAATAAATCGACAAGGAAATCTACATTAGCAAACGATAATGATGATCCAATGTCATCAGACTATAGAACCAGTCAAACCGCAGATCTACACTTCTTTCCTGAAGAATTGATTATTAATCTTGATGAAAAATTGGAGGATTTTATGGAGTTAGATCGCTTCTTAGGGGAAGCTTTACAAGCACAGAAATACAATCCTGGAGAATATTACAAGGAGCATTGGGATTTCTTTCCTCCAAGAAGCAGAAAACAGTACAAAGTCTACTGCGAATGGATGGGACAACGTACATGGACCACAATGATGTACCTTAATGATGTCAGTGAAGGAGGAGAGACATATTTTAAACACCTTAAACTGAAAGTTAAACCAGAAAAAGGACTGCTTCTAGCTTGGAATAATCTATACAGAAATGGAAAACCTAATTATAAAACTATGCATGAAGCTCTCCCACCACTGAAAGAAAATAAGTATGTGATCACTAAATGGTGGCGTAGCTGGACTCTAATCTAAGTTGTAATGACTCTGTCATCCATTTTTTCTCTAACAGTAGCTGGTTTCTCACCTGCAATAGCTCGTCTACCAATAGCAACATCACGCTCATAACGATGATCTTCCATCTCATCAGCAACTTTCATTGCTCTCTCACGTAAAAACTGATATGGATCTACTTTAGGTTCCACTAAAAATAACTGTTGCTATTTATCTAGTTTAACAACTCTCTACTTCTTCAGCTACCCATGAAAATTCCTCCTCTGAGGAGTCATAATCAGCATCCTCTAATAAACGAAGCAAGTAATAATGAATTCTATCTGTGACCCAACGAAGGTCTTCATCACTAATATCGCTGACTATGGCATCTATAGAAAGTTGACGAGACGGAGCACGTACATGCTCTGCTAATAATTGAAGTGCTCGATATCTACTCTTGTTCAACTCGCCTAACATGATACTAGGGGTCCACGACCTCGGTAGTGTTTTCTGCAGATGCAGCTTCAGCTTGCTGTTTTTGAATCGCGGAGAATTCTTGAGCACCTAAAATTTTCAAATAAGCTTCCTTATTACGCATAAGTTGAGCCTCAAGCTCTTTTATCTGAGTCTCTAATTGATTGCGCTGATCTTGTAATTGCTCATCTAATGACTTCGGTGCATCCGCCATGATTCAAAATAAAAATACATCTGAAATGAGTATAGCTCTAGACATCTTTAAATGCCATCTTATATCTCTCTGAAATTGAGCCAACACCATCCGGTAGCACCACCACTAGCAAATAATCTGGGGTTCATATGCTCGAAATTGTAATGAACATCCTTCCCTGCTAAGGGGTTTCTATCACTCCATAAACCATTAATTAAATCCATTTGACCAAAAGGATCCTGCACTAGCCAATAACCATCTCCATATCCGGTAATCGCTACAAGATGCGTTCCTTTCGTAGGATTAGATAACTCACCCTGAGAAAGGAGACTCGCAGCAACTGGTTTTCCTTTCAATAACTCAGCTTGAATATCGTCAGGATCAGCAGAATAAGTAAAAGTAGCTTTCATACCAAGCTCCTCTAAAGCTTGCATATGAGCCTCTCTATGAATGCTCTTACCATGCTTATTAAGCACATTAGAATAGTCCATAACCCCATTAATACTGGGATGTTTAAGATACTTAAGACACATGGCAAAAGTGAAAATATGACTATCCCCTACCTCTTCAGGGTCTTGATAAAAATAAGGAAAATCTTTTAGATACAATAAATCACCATTAACGGCGTATGGGCGAGGAACATGCTCTACCTTCAGACCATACCAATGACTATCTGCTACCCACCAATTACCAAGTCCATACGACATCTCTAAATAGGTATGATCATTCTCTCGATCAATTACCTTACAACGCAATATAGAACGAGAAGCAACTATCTGCGCCTTTTCATCATTAGATAACTCACTTACTGCTACAGGGCGTTTCTTTAACCAGGTGTGGCATTTTGACTTGACTGAAACCCATCCCCAATGAAGTTCACCCATCTGGTTAAAAATGCTCCTCACATATTAACCAATCCTTACCTATTACATTTGATATTTAGTCTGATCTTTAGAATTAGGATTTTCAGCCTTAATTACTAATGGAGCTTGCTCAATTCTAATAGTTTGTACAGCAGCATTAGTTGCAGCTTTCTCAATCATTCTCTCCATATCTTTCTTACTTACTTGTGCATTTTCACCATTCATTTTCATAGTTCCATCACCTTTTTTACTCGCTGTCTGAATGCCAAATCCGGCTAAAACTCCCGTGAACACTGAAGCTATGAATGTTGGATCTATTTTCTGCGATGGTATTCCTGGGATAGAAACATAATTTAATGTCAATATTCCACCGGACCAAATCAACACTCCTAATCTCACAAAAGTACTTATGATTGCAGCTTGTTCTTCTTGATCAGGAAGAATAGCATCTTTTACTTTTCCAAGAACACTTTTCTTCTTGGACTCATCCTTTTTAGGATCTTCGATTACATTTTCAGACATCGTATAGTGGCAGTACGTATTAAGTTTACCCTCAGGTAAACTTATATTGCGACAAGGTATTAGTAAGTTTTATGTGGAAATTAATCCCATTATTAATGTTCTTCATTGCACCTGCTGCTCGTGCAGATCTGGTGCATCGATTATCAACGAGTACTCAACTGTCTGTAGCAGGTGCAGCAACAAGTGGAACTAGACTTGGAAGCACATATACAGTGTCAGGATCGAATATAAAAGTGGATACATCTAATAGTGGTCACTTCGGTGCTCTAACTGCTGGTAGCGCCACTGCAGCCCCTACTCTTGACGTTGGTACTTACGATATAAATACCGCCGGGTCGGCCTTCAGTTTTTCGACTTCGTTTACGCAAGGAGATGCCATATCAGCAATGGGGGCAGGTGTTGACGTTACGGCGGGAGTTGTCGCAGATATGCCAGCATATGGAGTACAAACAACCCAATCCGGTGGTGTCGCAGGTAGTTTGGCAGGTACTATCACTTCAGCGGGCGTGGTTACGCTAACCGCCGGTGGGGCGGGCACTACGGCTACGGGTCAATTTGTAAGTGAGGTTGTCATAGGAGACTAATGAGCTACTATGAAACGCTTATTATTCTTAATATCACTACTATTTATACCTGAAGCTGGTGCAGTTCCCGTAATCCCAAATTTCACACAGGGAGGTATGACGAGCCATACAGAAACGACTTCAAAAGTAACCGAGACTATAAATTCGATCGACTACCAAACAGGGTGGCAGTATACTGTGACGGGTACAAATGTACAACACTCAGGTACAAGTATTTCTCCTGATTCAATAACAGGAAATAGTAATACGCTTCAAGGTGTGACTTCTACATGGACGGGTCTAGACGCTGCAAACAAACCAGATTGGACAATAGCGAATCCTGCTGGCAGCTTCCAATTCACCGAAACATATCGAGCGCCAGGGATGGTCAACCAGACAATAATACAGAGGGTCACCGAGATCCAAAGTGTGACCGACACAACTTCAACTTTCAGCAACTAAGCTACCTTCTATTAGTATTACT